GGTTTGAGACTTGGACAGAAGCCAAGAGCAATTATTACAACAACACCGAGACCAACTAAACTAATACAAGGTCTTTTAAAGAGAATGTACAAGGATGTTTATGTCACTAGGGGTTCTACTTACGAAAATGAAGATAATCTTGCACCATCAGCTTTAGAACAATATAGAGAGCTATATGAAGGCACTAGACTTGGAAGACAAGAACTTTATGCAGAAGTATTAGATGATATTGAGGGTGCTTTATGGTCTTATAGTATGT